CCACTTAGCTGGTTAAAAGATTATGTAGATATAGATGTAACACCAAAGGAGTTAGAGGAAAAATTATTCTCATGTGGTTTCGAGGTGGAGGAATCATATGAGGTGGGAAAGGATATCTCAAACGTAGTAGTCGGCCTTGTAGAAAAATGTGAGCCGATTCCTGAGACACACCTAAGCCTGTGTCAGGTAAATGCCGGAGCACATGGCACATTCCAGATCTGCTGTGGAGCGGACAATGTAAAGGCAGGGGGCAAATATCCTCTTGCACTTATCGGCGCAACAGTATATGCCACAGCAAAGGATCACGTTACAATAGAGGGCGTGATGGAGATAAAGCAGGGCAAGCTGCGTGGATATGATTCATATGGAATGTTATGTTCAGGCGTAGAGCTTGGCTTAAATGAGGACCTCTATCCGGGTGCAGGCTACAACGGACTTTTGGTTTTACCTGAGGATGCTAAGGCGGGAGATGATGTAAAACCTATCCTCGGCCTTGATGACTGGATTTTTGATATTGCAATCACAGCAAACAGACCTGACTGCCAGTGTATATATGGCATGGCAAGAGAGGTTGCTGCTGTTTTGGGAAAAGAGCTTAAGGAGCCTGCACTTGACTATACTGCTGATGATGTGAAGAAGGAAAACTTCAAGGTTTCTGTCCTGGCACAGGACATCTGCCCTCGCTACACAGCTCACTATGTGCATGATGTAAAAATCTCCGAGTCACCTGCATGGATGAGAAAACGTCTTGCACTTGTCGGAATAAGCTCTATTTCAAATGTGGTAGACATCACTAACTTTGTTTTAAAAGAGCTCGGACAGCCAATGCATGCTTTTGATTATTCATACCTTGAGGGAGATGAGATTGTAGTAAGACGTGCAAACGATGGAGAGAAAATTGTCACACTCGATGAGAAGGAATTTGAGTTAAACAGCAATAACCTGGTTATTTGTGACGGAAAGAAGGCAGTTGCGCTCGCCGGTATCATGGGCGGCTTAAACTCTGAGATTAACGACGGAACCACAGAGGTGATGTTTGAGTCTGCAAAATTTGCAAGAGACAATATCAGAAAGAGCTCACGTGCGCTGGGACAGTCATCTGATTCGAGTGCACTTTACTCAAAGGGTGTAAACGAGTACACAACAGCCATGGCTATGAAGAGAGCACTTCACCTGATGGAGGAGCTTGGCTGTGGTAAGGTTTCTTCAACTCACGTTGAGGTGACTACTGGAAATTCGCTTGAGCCAAAAGAGATGAAGGTTTCTATTGCAAAGGTTAATGGTGTGCTTGGAATAGAGGTACCTACAGAGGATATCGTGAGAATACTCACAAATTTAGGCTTTGCACCGGTTGTAAGCGGTGATGAGCTGACACTCATGATCCCTGCATATCGTGAGGATATGGAGGATTATCCGGATGTGGCCGAGGAGGTTATCCGTATGTATGGCTATGATCATGTCATTCCTGCATTCATGCCTACGGCACAGGTTACACTCGGAGGACTCAACCTTAGACAGCAGACAGAGCGCAAGATAAAAGAGGTGCTCTGTGCAGCAGGCGCGTATGAGGGAATACATTACTCATTCTTCTCACCAGCTGATCTTGATTTGCTCAGATTCCCGGAGGATGCACCTGAAAGGCATGCTATCAGGCTTATAAACCCAATCAATGTTGACCTCTCGCTTATGAGAACAACACTTGCTTCTGAGATGCTTTATGCCATAGCAAGAAACCAGAAGAAGGGTATATTGGAGGGAAGAATCTTTGAGCTTGGAAATATCTTTATCGCAAAGGAGCTTCCGCTTACAGAGTATCCGGATGAGAGAGAGACACTTTGCGCAGGTGTATTCGGTGAGGATGAATCGTTCTTTACTATAAAGGGACTGGCTGAGACTGTAGCAGATGCGCTTGATGTGAAGTTTACATACAAGCCGGCTCAAAAGCCATTCCTTCATCCATATCAGACCGCAGAGGTATTCTGTGACGGACAAAAAATCGGATATCTCGGTCAGGTAAGATATGAGATATGCGATGAGCTTGACATGAGAGTACCGGCATATGTGATGGAGCTTGACTTAAGAGTTCTTTCACAGTGGTATGGAAAGGACAGAGTATTTACTCCAATCTCAAAATTTGATGATGAGAAGAGAGATTTTGCTTTTGTTGTGGACAAGGATATCACATGTGAGCAGATTGAAAACGGTATCAGGGAAGCCTGTGATTATGTCTCAGATGTTACACTGTTTGATGTTTACGAGGGTGTACAGCTTCCTCCGAATAAGAAGAGCATGGCGTACAGTGTAGTATTTACACCAAAGGATGAGGAGCTTAAGACTAAGAAGGTCGAGGGCTTTGTAAAGGATATACTTGCTCATCTTAAAGAGACTGCAGGTATCACACTTCGTGGTTAGACGTTAGTATAGTGTTAGGAATAGGAAAATTATGGACGTAAAAGATTTTGATTATGATCTTCCGGAGGAGCTGATAGCACAGGATCCTCTGGAGGACCGCTCCAGCTCAAGACTCATGGTGCTTGACAAGAAGACAGGAGAAGTCAGCCATCATGTGTTCAAGGAGATTGTTAAATATTTAAGACCGGGCGACTGCCTTGTGCTCAACAATACAAAGGTAATTCCTGCACGTCTTTTTGGCGTGAAGGAAGGCACTATGGCAAAGATAGAGATACTTCTTCTAAAGCGCAGACAAAATGACGTATGGGAGACTCTTGTAAAGCCGGGTAAAAAGGCAAAGCCGGGCACGAAAATTATATTCGGTGACGGACTTTTAACCGGTGAAGTAATAGATGTGGTTGATGATGGAAACAGGCTGATTCAGTTCAGTTATGAGGGTATTTTTGAGGAGATACTTGATAAGCTCGGACAGATGCCATTGCCGCCATACATCACACATCAGCTAAAGGACAAGAACCGCTACCAGACAGTATATGCAAAGTATGACGGCTCGGCCGCTGCGCCTACAGCAGGACTGCATTTCACAAAGGAGCTTTTACAGCAGGTAAAGGATAAGGGCATAGATATTGCAGAGGTGACTTTACATGTGGGGCTTGGTACCTTCAGACCGGTAAAGGTGGATAATGTGCTTGATCACCATATGCATTCTGAGTTTTACATGGTGTCACAGGAGGCTGCAGACAAGATTAATAATGCAAAGAAAAATGGCGGCAGAATAATATCTGTCGGCACTACAAGCACTCGTACCTTAGAGGCAGCATCCGATGAAAACGGCATGCTAAAAGAGTGCAGCGGATGGACGGATATCTTTATTTATCCGGGATACAGCTTTAAGGTGATTGACTGTCTGATTACAAATTTCCATCTGCCACAGTCTACACTTGTCATGCTTGTGTCAGCATTAGCAGGCAGAGAGCATGTCCTCAATGCATACAAAGAGGCTGTAGATGAAAGATACAGGTTTTTCAGCTTTGGTGATGCGATGTTTATCGAATAACACCGTTTTCTTACTTTTGTAAGGAAATCCCATACCTGAAAAATAACTGAATAATGGGATAAAATAAAACCCAGGAGCGTTGAGGCTTCTGGGTTGTTTTATTCCAGGCAGTTATACCGACATCATTTTTTGTATATAAAAGTATGGGTAAGGCCGTTCTTGAATATGATGGAGGAAACACGTCCATCAATCACATAGACGGAATCTAAAATAGTTTCCATGTATATCTTGAGCACACCAGGAGAAACAGTCTGCGCCAGGGATTTATAATAAATATATTCTCGACCAATAAGTTTTTTCGTAATGAGGAGGTGGCTTGCTTGCCGTACAAAATCCTCATCTGACAATGTGGAATTAGCATCGTGCGTAACCATACCGAGCCGGGTGTTAATATCCTGAATCCTGGAGGATATTTCATTCTTCTGTATGATGAAATCTTTTTCGGTCATTGCCCTTTCGGAATAAAGGTATAAATCCTGCAATCGTTTCAGAGCACGTTCCTGTTTCTCCTTATCCTTGCGGAGAGCTTCAACCTCTGGATTGACAGCAGCCTTTTTCTTACGAGGACGTTTCACAGCAAAGACATAGGAACTATCCGAACCGTACCGAGATAGAAGATTGTAAAATTCATTCAGACCATCTTCCGAGATATGCTGCACGTCCTTGAATGAACCACCATAAAGCAAATGCTCTTCAAGTTCCGCAGGGGAACTGATGGAGGAAAAAGAACTTTTCGCATTGAGCATATTCAAAATATAATTTATGACAAACTCTCCGACAATCAAATCATTTATAGATGGATTATCGCACTCATGCGTTTTCCTCTTTTTCGGGCACGAATAAGTGGTAGTGCGGAATCCATCGGCTTGCAATCTTCCTGGAGTAGAAACTAATTTACTGCCACACTTTCCGCAGTAAAGGATGCCGGAAAAGGCATATACATTTTTTGCCCGGTGTTTTTGCCCTGGGAGATTAGACATTCTTTTATTTGTATCCATAATATCACATATCTTTTCGTGTTCCTCCAAAGTAAATATTGCAGGATGATGGTCTGGGACAAGAACCCACTCTTCCTCTGGATTGATGGTTCTGTTTTCAGTTCCCTTGTAATGATTGTATCGGTAGATACCGGCGTAAAAAGGACTGGACAGTATTTTCCATACCGCAGTAGGGGACCAGAGCGCACCTGACCTGGTAGGAACTTTCCTATCGTTTAGCAACTTTGCTGTATGAATAATAGACTTATGCTCGAAATAGTCTGTTTTCATAAGCTGACACACATCTGCTTCATCCTGGATGATGGAGAACACAGAAGTTTCTGCATCGTAGGAATATCCGTAAGGAACCCTGCCGCCATTCCAAAGTCCCTGATTGGCTCTTGAAATCATTGTTGCGGTAACACGCTCCGATGTCATGTTTCGTTCCAGTTCCGCAAACACCAAAATGATTTTGAGCATAGCTTCGCCCATAGCATTTGAAGTATCGAACTGCTCATTTTTACTGACAAAAGTTACTCGCAGGGATTGAAGCTCTTCGTACATTTCTGCAAAGTCCAGAAGATTACGAGAGATACGGTCTATCTTCCAGACAAGTAAATGGGAGAATGAGCCGGCACGTATTTTCTGCATCATTTCTTGGAACGCAGGCCGGTCGGTGTTTTTCCCGGAGTACCCTGCATCTTCAAATATTTCGTAATCCTCAATGCCGAGGATAAGTTCACAATATGCGACAAGGTCCTTGCGCTGCATCGGCAAAGAATCCTTATCTATCTGATGAGTCGTAGATACACGAATGTAAATAGCAACCTTACGAGGGCGTTCTGCCCGGTTATTGGCTCTTCTTGCCAATGATTTATTTCTCATAATAATTTTCCCATACAACAAGAAAAGCCCCATGCCTGGGGCTATATCGTGTCGATATGCGGTGCATATTTGTTCAGCACTGCCCAAACGACATTTTTATCATCTGAACTGGCAAGCTGATAGCAAGCGAGCAAACGTTGGAGTTCCTGAACGTAAGCATCACGCTCGCTGTCATTGCCTTTAGATGATGGCTCATACAGTTTTATGATATTGTCAGTTTTTGACATAACACACCGTCCTTTCTGAAATTATTCCGGTTTATTAAGACGCCGGTATCTGGCATAGTCCAAAGTGATTACGCGTTCATCTTGTCGGCATACTTTTCGGGTTGGACCATATGAGTGCGTAAGAAGTCCAGACACAGTTGCTGTCTGTCCGCCGGTATGTGGGAGAAAACCTCAAGAAGTTCCTGCTCCATATCGGATAACTCACTATTTTGCGTTGATGGTTTTGCGATAGGTGGATTATCGCCATATACAAAATCATCCAATGTCATGTTGAGGTGTTCAGCCATTTCCATAACAATGTCCAGTTTCGGGGATTTTCCTGCTTTCCAGCTCCCTGTATTTCCCTCTGCACGCCCTATATCACGCAGAACTTGTGTTATTGTAGTGCCTCGCTTTTCGCAGGCTTCACGAAATCTATCGTATAACATAATGACCTCCTAAAATAAAAACTCAAAAAAATGCGTTACAGGGGTTGACCTACTCAAAACTATGAGTTATAGTTACCAATGTAAGATGCATTTGAGAATGAAATAAAGATTACATACTCATTATTTTACATGAGAACCTTACAAAAGTAAAGAATAAGCGGAACCGAGAAAGGGAGGGTGCGAGATGAAGAAAAGACTTCCGCCTTGGTGCAAGTTGGTAAAGCACACCTTAATTGACAAGGACATGGATGTGTCCGAGCTGGCAACAAAAACCGGGCTGGCAAGACCATATTTATCCTCAATTATTAACGGCAGGATTTACAGCCAACCGGCAGTAAACAAAGTGAGTGATTGTCTGGGAATCAGCAATGATTACGATGCCATTTATCAACCTGCTAATAGTATAGGGCAAAGCGAAGAGAACTGACATAGAGGATGGTTACAGGATATGAACGAAAACGTGTATTTTGAGTGCAGGAAAAAAGCTGCAATACATAATGAGAGATTGAACAGCAGAGCCGGAGCGGCTGAAATACTTGGAATTTCCGAATCAACCCTTGCACATTACGAATTAGGAATAACGAAAAACATTCCTGTAGATGTGGTTGTGATGATGGCGGAGGTGTACAACGCACCAGAGCTGAAATGCATCTACTGCAAGAGCGAATGTCCGATAGGAAAGGAACTGCCAATAGCAACAGAGGCAGGGAATATAGAGGGCATTACGGTAAGAATGCTTGCAGGGTTGGAGGATGAGAAAATCGACAAAATCCAAAAAACATTATTGAGGATTGCCGAGGATGGAAAAGTCGAAGCTGCAGAGAGAGAAAAACTAAAAGAAATGGTCCAGTCTTTAGACGGAGTTTACAAGGCTATTACAGAACTGCGAATGATAGCGGAGAGGAAGTAAAAATCATGGAATTGATTGACAGACTGAAAGAAGTCCTGAAAGAAGAATTTAATATCTGCTCTGACGAGGAACTTTTGGAGGCTGTACAGTCGATGCCAGAACTTGATTTAGGGATATTCGTTACGCCGCTGAAAGGAGATAACAATGCAAAGAGCGCATAAAAGAAAAATTAAGGTCCTTGTAGTTGATGCGGCGATGATGTTTGCCGCAGTTCAAATGACAGTGTGTATGCATGGGAAACAAAGATATACTGCATCAGCGCAGGATGTATCTGGTTATGAAGTTTCTATTGAAGATAACACACAAACAATTACCACAGAGAAACCGCAGGAGACATTCAAGACAGAATATACCAGCACAATCATGAATGAAGAAATAAATGCGGATGATGCCTATATGCTTTGCAAAATAGCCATGGCAGAAGCCGAGGGCGAAGATGTGGAGGGGAAAGCTCTTGTCATGTTGGTAGTTCTGAATAGAACAAAAGCAGAGGGATTTCCTGATACGGTATCAGATGTTATTTACGAAAAAGGGCAATTCACACCGGTTGCAAACGGAAGATTTCAAAAGGTGGAGCCGGACAAAGAATGCTTCGAAGCTTTGCAGATGATTGTATCAGAAAAGTGGGACGGCAGCCTGGGAGCAACCTATTTCGAGAGTGAAAGCAGTAGCACATGGCACAGAGATAATCTGAATTACCTGTATTCGCATGGTGGGCATGATTTTTACATAGACAGGGAGGAATGAAAAGATGCTGGAACGCATGATAGTGAAACACTGGATAGCATTAACTGTTGGATTCACACTGTTAGGAGTGCTTATCAGAGTGAGATACAACACGCAGGGGCATTTTGCAATAGGCGGTGAATGGTTAGTACCGGAGTTTATGCTTTTTATTGAATGGCTCATAAGGATGATGAGAGGAGTGCTGATTGATGCAGGAATTATACGAGGGCATAAGAAAAGATGCAGAGGAACAAGGGTACAGCATGACAGACGAGAAGTTTACAGAACTGGTTCGGTACGCAGAGAGAAAAGCGGCAGTAGCCGGTAAGGATGAATCTTACATTCCGTATTTACTCCCGGATGTGATAAAAGAATATTTTATCAGAAATGCAATAAATGAAGTTTCAACCGGGATGATGGAATTTGAGAGATATATAAAAACACAAAAACAGGAGGTTACAGACGATGGCAGAAATGGCAGAAAAACAGTGGCTTTCAGGGGTGCAGAGTTCGATTATCAAGGAATTGACTACCCACAAAGCAGCATTGCCAGCAGGATTTAATCAGGAGCGTTTCGCCTTGAATACGGTTACGGTTATTTCCGAAATGCTGAAAGACAAAAAGAAAAAGACGGAGCTTTGCAAGCTGACATTTGAATCAATGGCAGTGTGCTTGTGCAAAGCGGCATATCTGGGGTTGGATTATTTCAATGGAGAATGTTATGCGATTCCGTATGGAGGAGAACTTAACTTCCAGACGGACTACAAGGGCGAAATCAAGATGTGCAAGAGGTTTTCCAGAAACCCGATTAAGGATATATTCGCAAAGGTGGTCAGGGAGGATGATTTCTTTACAGAAGAGGTGGACGCAGGCATTCAGAATGTGATTTACAGACCACAGCCATTTTCAAATAAGCCAATGATTGGAGCTTTTGCGATTGTGGTTTTCAAGGATGGTTCCATGATGTATGACACTATGAGCGTAGAAGAAATTGAGAATGTCAGAAATACATATTCCAAAGCCAAAGACAGCCAGGCTTGGAAGAGCAGCACAGGAGAGATGTATAAAAAGACAGTCCTCCGTAGATTGTGCAAGCTGATTGACCTTGATTTTGACAACATCGAACAGCAGAAAGCCTATCTTGCAGGCGGCGATGTGGAGTTTGAAAACGGTCAGCCGGTATTCATTGATGGAAGAACAGCAACAGCCGCATTACCGGATAACGGTGCGCCGGTTGACGTGTTCGCACAGATGGAGCAAGCGAAGAAAGAGCCTGCACCGGTAGAACAGCCACAACCGCAGGAAACAAAAGAACCAGCACAGCAGGCGATTCCTTTTGAACAGCAGCAGGAGGAACAGCCACAGCCGATGCCTGATGGCATGGGTTTTATGACGCCGGATGAATCGGCAATAGATGATTTACCTTGGAAATAACAGGAGGATGAGAAGATGAACGAATTACAGGTAGTAGTAAAACAGCAAGTAGGAAAAATCAACTGGAACTTTGAAGAATTGAAAACGGCACTCGCCGCAGAGATGGAGAAATACACCGGCATTGTGTATGACGATGATTCAATCGCAGATGCGAAGAATACCGTTGCATATCTTAGAAAGTTAAAAGATTCCGTTGAGGAAAGAAGAAAAGAAGTTAAAAAGGAGTGCCTGAAGCCATACGATGATATGGAAAAACAGGTAAAGGAATTGACACAGCTTATTGATGAGCCTATCAATACGATTGCAAAACAGGTAAAGGATTATGAAGAGGAGCAGAGAAAGAAGAAAAAAGAGGAAATTCTTGCATACATGAAAGAAGCGTTCACAGAATTACCGGAAACAGTTGCCTCTAAGCTGAAATCAAAGATTTATGACAGTAAGTGGGAGAACAAGTCAACCACGAAGAAAACATGGCAGACTGCGGTAAATACTGCACTTGAGAATACAAAAGGCGACCTGAACATCTTGGATGGAATCGAGGAGGATTTCAGAGAGGATGCCAAAAAGGTATATGAGAAAAATCTGGTATTATCCGAGGCGTTATCTAAGGTACAGGAGCTTCGCAAGCAGAAAGAAATGATTCTGGAAAGAGAAAGACAGAAGAGGGAGAGAGAAGAGGCAGCAAAGCGTGAAGCACTTGCCAAAAAGGAAGAACAGCCGCAGGAGCCAAAGAAAGCACCGAAGCCTGTCACTTCTGCAGAACCTAAGACTGAAATGGGAAAGGCAATCGAAAGCATTGAAAGACACGCATATCAGCAGGCAGTAACCGGAACGATTGCTAATCCGGTAACACAGCAGCCAGGATTAAGCGGAGGCAAAAAGATTTGGACAATCCAGGTCAGAGGAAACGAAGAACAGCATAAAAAGATTTTGGATTATATCAAATTTGTTGGAGCAGAGTACAGGGAGGTCTAAGAAATGGGAATGCAATTAACGGAAGAAAATTATTATTCAGATATTGCAAATTATGAATATATGTCCGTATCCCAATTCAAAGACTTTAATGGCACATATGGCAAGGCAGCTTGTGAAGCGGCTGCCGTTGCCAAACTCAAAGGTACATACAAGGAGCCGAAATCAACAGCATTGCTTATTGGCAGTTATGTAGACCGGTACTTTGAGGGTACCTTGGAGAGCTACAAAAAAGAAGAGCCGGCAATTTTCAAAAAAGACGGGAAACTGAAAGCGGAATACATTCAAGCAGACGCCTTAATAAAAAGAGCGGAAAGGGACGAACTCTTTATGAAATATATGTCCGGGAAAAAACAGGTCATAATGACTGCTGAATTGTATGGAACACCTTGGAAAATCAAGATGGATAGCTACATTCCGGGATGGGCCATAGTGGATTTAAAAGTTGTGGAATCCCTTACAAAAATGAAATGGGTGCGAGATATAGGATATTTAGATTTCGTCCGCTACTGGGGGTATGACATCCAGGGGGCGATGTACCAGGAAGTTGTATATCAGAATACAGGAAAGCGATTACCATTTTACATTGCGGGAATTAGCAAAGAAAAAACACCAAATATAGAGATTATTCACATACAAGATAATTACTTAAGAGAGGCGAGGGAAGTTGTCAAAGCAAACATCAATCATGTACTGGCAGTAAAGAGAGGAGAAATCGAACCTTTGAGATGCCATTGCTGTGATTACTGCCGGGAAACTAAAGTCCTGAAAAGACCGATAGGAATAGCCGACCTTGTAGCAGAAGTTTAGAGGAATTGGAGCGGATACAATGGGAAAGTCAGAGGACAAAAAGAGCTTTCAACTTTATAACGATTATATAGACCACTTCTCGCTCATGTCTGATGAGGAGGCTGGAAAGCTGACAAAGGCAATCTTCTGTTATGTAAATGATTTGCCTTGTGAAGAGCTGGCAGGACTGCCTTTAATGGCTTTCTCCTTTATCCGGTCACAGCTCAAAAGAGATAGTGACAAGTACGATGCCAGATGTGAGATAAACAGAAGAAACGGAAAGCTGGGAGGCAGACCGAAAAAGGCGCAGACAGAAGAACCGAAAAAACCGGACGGTATGGAAGAAACCCAGTCGGTTCTTGATATTCCTGGAATAGAGGCAGAAGAAAAAACACCGGAACAGGAAGTACCGCAGGAGCCACCAAAGAAACCGAAGAAAACAGAGTACAGCACAGATTTCCAGAGATTTTGGGGAATATACCCAAGAAAAGACGGAAAAGGTGAAGCGTATAAGAAATACAAGGCACGCCTCAATGATGGATGGTCACCCGATGAATTGTGCGAAGCGGCTGAAAACTATAAGAAAAAACTGGTTCGAGAGAGAACAGAGAGCAAATACATAAAACACGCCAAGACGTTCCTTAGCGAGAATACACCTTTTGAAGACTTCTTGGATAAACGGGAAAATAATAGGGTTGAGGAATCACAAGAGGATGAGGGAAACCCATTCAGATAGATTGGAGGCATAGCAGATGGAGGGAACAGCAGAATTGTTCACAGGATTTGCAGAGAGGATTGCAAGAGAAAAAGGAACACGGCAGGAAATGATGCGAGAGGGAGATTATATCGAGGACGGTCTTATCCATTGCGGAAAGTGCAAAGGTAAAAGACAGACCAGAGTAAAAATCCCAGGCGGTGATGGGACAACCATTACGGTTCCTTGTATCTGTAAATGCGAGGCAAAGGCAGAAGAGGATAGAAAGAAGCAGGAAGAGGCCAGACAGGAATTACAGCGCATGGAACGCCTGCGGTCAGCAAGTCTTATTGAGAACAGATTAAAAAACGCCAACCTTGCCACATTTCAACAGACCAAAGATAATGCACAGCTTTATAAGATAGTCAGAAATTATGTGCAGAATTTTGACGAGATGTACAGAAACAATCAGGGATTGCTTCTGTATGGCCCGGTTGGAACCGGCAAGAGTTATGCTGCCGCTTGCATTGCAAACGAACTGCTGAATCAGAAAATACCGGTAATAATGACATCATTTGTAAAAATATTACAGATGATACAGGACAAGCAGGTGGAGGAATCGGAGCTGATAGTTAGGCTGAACAATGCAAAGCTGCTTATCATTGATGATTTAGGAACAGAACGTAATACGGATTATGGACTGGAAAAGGTTTACAACGTGATAGACAGCAGATACCTCGCAGGAAAGCCATTGATTCTGACAACTAATTTGATGCTGGTGGATATGAAAGAAAACATTGATACGAGATACAAAAGGATATATGACAGAATTTTCGCAATGTGCTTTCCACATAGAGTAGCAGGAGCATCCTGGAGGATGAACCAGGCGGCGGATAGATACGATGAGATGCGAAAGAGATTATTGGAGGACTAAGCGATGGAAAAAGTAGCAGAGTTGATTTGTTCAACAGTGGAGGACCGGTCAATCATGACTGGAATCCTGGTAAAAAACGGATACACAGTAGGACCGGGCAGAATCCCTAGAAAATCAGGGAAATCTTATGATTATACCCTGAAAATATACAGAGAGAAAGAGGAGGAAACTGCAAAGTGAATGAAATAGCAGCGGAGGTGGAGGAGATGAAGAACATTCGGTTTACCGTAAAAGGAAATCCTTTCGGGAAAGAACGTCCGAAGTTTGCTAGGAGAGGAAATTTCGTGCAGACATATACACCAAAGAATACACTGCAACACGAAAAAGAGGTTGCAGCAGTTTATATGGAGGCAGCAAAGGGCAGGAAATTTGAAAAGGGCAGACCGCTTGACATCAGAATCATAGCGTATTATCCGATTCCGAAGTCCGCCTCAAAGAAAAAGCAGAGGGAAATGCTGGAACACCGGTTACGCCCAACAGTGAAGCCGGACCTTGACAATGTAGCAAAGCTCGTATATGACGCCCTGAATGGCGTAGCGTGGTATGACGATAATGCGATTGTAGATACACAAGTAAGAAAATTCTATTCCGATACGCCGAGGGTAGAGGTATTCATCAGGGCTGTGGAATAGATTTTCAAATAAAACATAGGAGGATTCAAACAAAATGAGTATTTTGAATTACGAGGAAATGACACTGGAAAGCGATACATTCCAGGCGGCAAGAGAAACATTCAACCTGATGATGCAGAAGTTATTCAGAAAGATGGAACAGTCTGATATGGACGAGGGAAGTATCGACCTCAAAATTAGCATCGAATTGAATGAGGATTTCGTACCGCAGGAAGATGGAACAACGGTAAGAATCAAAAAGCCTCTTATCAAGCATAAGATTTCCACTGTTGTACCGGTAAAGGACAGTGCGGACGGTAAGCGAGATACAGGAATGTGTCTGGTATATGATGAAAAGCTGAAACGATATGTACTGAAATATGTTTCTACCGGAGGACAGATGAACATTTTCGATATGGAGCAGCAGGCAGAGAATGATGCAGATATTATGGATAGTGAAACACCAGCCATTGAGGGGCAGCCTACATATTTCCTGCCGGACAATCAGGCAAATGAGGAATCAGAAGAGCCGCAGGAGGAAGAGCAGGACGGCGAAACAGACGGTATGATGACCGTACCCGATAATGTGGATGAGGAAACGAATACAGACGTTCCTAGCGGCGGTTACGAGAGTACAGACGATAGTGGTATGCCATTACCATTCAGCGAGGGCGAAGATGATTACCCATACTGTTGACCTGGAAACCAGAATGAGCCATGCGGCATCATTTAATGATGAAAAAATGAACTATGTTCTCAATGCTTATGTGAATGAGCAGGGCAAGGAGATTGACGGATACCAGACGGCGGCACGTTTGGCAGGAATGATTGGAGCTTGCGCTTCAAATTCTTCCCTTACACATACTGTTGTGAGTGGATTCAGTGAAATCCTGGAACGCCTCACAAATACACAGATGATTGCTGCAGAAAAGAAAGGCTGCATCGTACTCAGCTACAGCAGCGCAAAACAGGTGTGGATTGATAATGCTATCAACACTCTTATTACACCGGCTGACAATCAGGATGATGGTTGGAAGAAAATCAGAAGAGTAAAGACCAGATTCGAGCTTATCCGCAGAATGAATGCGGCGGCAGATGCACTTGTCGGAAAGGTAGACAATGACAAGGATGGTCGAAGCACTGTAGTAAGCCAGTTACAGGCAATCGGTGACAATATGATTGCCGAGGGAAAACTGACAGCGATTACCGTTTCCGAAAGCGCAGTAAATGTGGCTGATGGGGACAGTGCTTGGTTTGATATTGACGTTGTTGACAAGGATTCTATGGAACACATCTACCTGTCTTATAGATTCCAGTTCAGCACAAATGCATAAGGAGGTAACGGAAGATGATTAACACAAGAGCAGCCGGAGATTCTCGTTTTGCGAGAACCGGTAAAGATGGAGCGATTTACAACGCTGACGGCGTGTTGCTGGCTACCGTAGACAGCTTCACAGCCAATGTAACTTATAACAATGCCGCATATTCCGTTTTAGGAAATGCGCAGGAGCTTGAAACCGCAAACACATTTAAGGTTGCCCTTACAATGTCCCAGGTTGTGGTTGAGGATGATGCTTTCATCCAGGAGCTTGTCGAGGCTATGGAATCACAGACAATGCCTGTATGGGATTTCCAGGGCGTACTCAAGGGAAGAAACGGCACCGAGGAAAGAATGGTGTATCGTGAGTGCATTCCGAGTGGACAGGTTGATTTACAGAACATTACCGTCGGGGATGTTATCAAGAGAGCATGGAACTTTGCGGTCAACAGACCACCGAAATTACAGAACTTACTTGCACTGGGTTAAGAAATACAGTGCGATTCACCGGAGGGTGCCGAGATGGCATCCTCCATTTAATTTTAACAATATTTTTTGAAAGATGGAGGAAAAACGATATGGCAGATACAACAAAAAAAGCAAGTGTACAGATTGTAAATGAGGAGCAGGAGAACATGGCAGTTACGGAAGTGGAAACAACCGAAGAGGAGAACAAAACCCTCATCAGAATGAATGAGGATGATTTCATCCAGGGACTTATCAGTGCGGCTGATTATGCGAAAGATGATACACAGCGCATCGAAATTGCCAGAAATGGAAAGGTGCTTTTCGCATTTGAAATCAGACCGTTATCCGAAGAGGAATACAACAAGTGCAAGAAGAAACACACCAAGTACGTGAGAAACAAACAGTTCGGTATGAAATTACCGGAGGAAACGAACACTGTCAAATTCAGAGATGCACTGATTTATACAGCGACGGTTGAAGCAGACCGCGAAAAGCTCTGGGATAACAAAAAGGTATGGGAAAGCCTTAGAGCAAAAGACCTCCAGATTATGAATGGTCTGGATGTTATCGAATACTGCCTGAAAGCCGGAGAGAAAGACAAGATTATTGAGTGCATCGATTCTCTTAGCGGATTCGAGGAGAATATCGAGGAAGTAGCAAAAAACTAATTAAAGCCGGAGGAAAGACTTGTCTGTTGCATCACATATTCCAACGGACAGGAATTACACCGGATGAATTTTATAAAAAACCGCATGGAGTACAGGCGTTTATGCTTGCGTCCATGCGGATTTATTTAGAAAGCACGAAAGGAGGAGAGGAGGACGGCGGAAACAATACGAATTGAGATACCTATCGAAGTCGATGATAACACTGGTCCTGGTACATCGAGTGTTGAAAAGAACATGAACAAAGTCAAGGATGCAGCCGACAAAGTGAAAAGCTCTACCGACCAAATGAGCACATCTGCGAAAAAGGCAAATGATGAGGTTACAAAGTTTGACCGGTCGGCACAGAAAACACAGAAAAGTTTGTTATCATGGGCGAAAGAAAAGTATTCGGTGCTGTTGGAGGCGAAAGATAAGATTTCACCAATATTGTCAACAATCAAGGGTGGTCTTACCAGTTTTGGAAGAAAGACCTGGAGCGTGACAATGAAAGCAGTAGACCTTGCCACCGCACCGATACGAGGCGTAATAAACCTCCTAAAAAATCCAATCTTGCAAGTGGGGGCGGTTCTCGG